CGTTATTGACAGTAGTAAACGTATTATTTACTGTTGTTTGAACAACACCAACTTCTCTATCCGCGATTCTATTTTCAGTTCTCTCAGTTTCAAACACAGATCTAGAATCTGATACAGAACTCAATTCGACGTTAGCGACACGAGTCGATACGATTGTATCCTGAACAGTTTGCGAGAGACCGTTTGCTGACCAAGTCTTAGTTGATGCAGTTGTGATAAATGCATCACGATTGAATTGATCATCACAAAGACGGAAGTTCTTGTCACCAGTTCTAAACGTTCCTGCAGGAATTCTGAATTGCCCTACGCAAACACCCTGCGCATTAGTAATTAATGGATCTCCATAATCACCGTTCGCAAGCGAAGAATATGCACTCGGATCAATTGGTTTTGTATCCGTTGCTGGATCAAAATCAATGGGTCTACAATGATCAGCAACACCAACACCGTCAAAGAATGGATAAACTCTGGTGTTTGGTTTCATTCTTTGTGCAATAAAGGTAACAGTTACCGAACGCATAAACGGAACAATTGAAGTATTCGTTACACGAGCGCCTGTTCTTTGCGTTTGTGTTTCCGGAGTTACTGAAAGTGACACACCCTGACGAGTTTGACGTTGCTCAACTGTAGTTGTAACAACTTGCGTCTGCTGTTGGAAGAATGTATCACCACGAAGTTCTGTATTACCAGCAACTGTCGCAGAAGATTGTCCAACTGCAGTTCTACCTGTTACGGTATCTTGCCAGTCGCCCCATTGAGTTCCCCATGCATCTGCCATGGTTTCCCATGCATCATAGTTTCCGTCGAAGTTTACGCTAACATCTGGTTGTTGTGTGGTATCCGTCCAGTTATCAACTGGTGGATCTAGTTCCATATTTCCGATGTAATTGAATAGTAATTCGCCGACGCAATTTCTTGGTTTCGATGCAGAAGTATTCTGTGTCATCGTGACATGAACATAAGGAAGTGTGATCAAATCCCCTGTCTTGTAAACATTGGTTGAGTTGTCATAATCAAATGCCAAGTCAATATTTTCAAGATAAAAGAATGGACGCATTTCTTTCTTGGAAGGATCAATCGAGCAATGGTATGCACTATCAAATACATTACCGATATTGTGACCCGTAAACGCATCTACAAGAATACCATTCTTGAAACGATCTAATCCAGATGCATCTGGGATCGAAAGATCGCTTGCTGCTTTCTCAAGTAGAGATAGCGAGGTATAATACTCAAGACGATTAATACGCTGTTCAAGAACACCGATGTCGCGCATAGTATAACGACGATTGTCGACAGTACGGAATTTAACCCCGTAGTCTGGACGATTTGCGGTCTTTGCAACATTTGGTGCAAGAGAAGGATACGGAGGAATTTCAATTGTTGCCAACGACATGGCATTTTCAGGTTCTGCTGGAATCGTTGGAGTCAGTGATGGCGTTCCATAAATCGAACTGAACACACCTTCAGAGTCAATAATAAGTCTGTCGGTTCTACCAAGATAGTATTCAAGATCTGTGATAAATTGTTCTGTTGGACCAGGATTTGTAATACCAACCGATGGAGCAGTAATTGTGGTGCTCTCAACTGGGTTTGTTGTTGCTGAACCAATCGAAGAAGCATTCGCAGCAGAGTCAGAGAATCTTACACGAAAATCTAGAGTGTCACGAAGATCATACGATTCGCCAGTAACTGGTGACGTGTAAACTGGAATATTCTGTGTCTTGATTGTTGCTGCAGTAACACCCGTATCATCAATCGGATAAGAGTCAACTGTGAAGAATGTTCCGTCTGCCGAGGCACCGTCGTGGGTGAAGTAGTCTAACTTGATAACAAGTTTCTTGTTTGTCAGGTTGGTCGCACTTCCTGCCTTCTTGATAATCTTGGCATTACGATATTCATTATCGCGCTGCCCATTTTCAAGAGTAAACGAAGAAGTAACATCAACTGCTGCTGCAAGAACTGCTGCATCAGTGTCGGTGTTAGCACCGATAAAGATATTCTTAATCTGATAGACATCTGAGAGACCAAGCGAATACGTACCACCACTTGTTGATGGGTGGGTATTTGTATTGATGACTACGTAACGGTCTTCACGAAGAACCTTGAGAACAGGATTAGCATTTGCAGACTGAACATTTACGTAGAGTTTAACCTGTTTTGGCGCAGAAGTAACACCACCAGTCAAGTCAATAGTAATTGATTGCGAAGAGTTCTTTGTGAATGTAGCACCAGTAAGATTGATTGCTGCACCAATTGGTTGGGAAACAGAATTGATTGTTGCTGCTTCCTTCATCACCATGGTGAAATTATTTCTGATTACTGTAGCAGTGAACGAATCATATGGGAAAGTTTCATCACCACTCAGAGTGATGGTAACTTGACCGTTCGCGTTCAATTCACCGTCGAATTCTTTCGTGTAAATAAACGAGTTATCGTAGGTACCACCAAGAGCAATAGTTTTGGTTGCTCGAGCAGGAAGTCTATACAGAGATTTGTTGAAACTTGTTTCTTGAAGAACAGCATCACTACCAGTAAGAACAATATCGGCATGCCCGTCTGCTGTTGCATCATTGTAATAGATACCACGAACATCTTTAAAATCACCGCTTGACATTTGAATGTCATAGAGATATAATCTGAATTCCGCAGCAGCAGTACCAACAGTTCCTGATTGGTAAACAATTTGTTTTACGCGAGCAGTACCAACTTCATTTCCTGGTGCAGTTGCAGCAGAAAAAGTTCCATCAGTGATTGCACCTTGTGCAGCATCACGCAGACTTACTTTGTCACCGCCATTGAGATCCCACAGTCCACAGAATTCGTCCACTACAATGTAGTTACCATAAGCAGTGCTAATTGCTGCTTCTTGGACTTGAACCGTTGTCAGACCTTTAGGAACAACAACGTATTCTGTTTGGAAAGTTTCGTGTTCATAACCACGAACATATGCCTTACCTGCTTCGAGACCGATGGCAAGAAGATCGGCACTACCACCACGTTCTGGGTCGGTTGTGTTAATTTCTTTTAGACCATTGTTTCCATCAACATTTAAGTGTTCTTTGATCAGAACAGGGAATGGTCTTACAGCATAGTTACCTGACTCGTCATATGTGCGTCTCGCCATATTTTTGCCGAGTTCGCCGTAAATATTTGCAGTATAAACTCGTTGAATTTGCCCATTTACGATTTCGACCAACTGGTTGAAAGTCGCAGGAATTGTATCTCCAGTTTCATATTTTACTAGAGTTGTAGTAACTGTGTATCTATCTGCGCCAGGAGCAGCATAGTTGAATGAACCTTGCGCTGGATCGAGAAGTGTCTGATCATCTTCGGAAGAGATAGTAGTTTCAACAATCTGGAATCCAACCTTCGCGGATGGAAGGTTTGTATACTTTGAGAGAATAATTGTTTGCGCTTCGTGGTTGACAAACTTACCGTCCATATAAACGATACCATCGTCAACAGTTAGTGCTGATCCCAGACCCCAGTAACTGTTAATAGGTTCAGCATCATCGTATGTATCATCAACAACAAAGGTGTCGCCATTTCTGCCTGCGACCGTGGAAGAAACTGTAAGAGTTTCGCCGCCAGTAAAGTGGACTGCAGTTGACTCACCATCACCACTTGTATAGCGAAGGTAGAGAGTCTTCATGTTTGGGATTTCTGCTTCAGTACCTGTGGCAACATCAAGAATTACCGCAGTGATACCCGATGTCCCACCAGTAACAGTATCTCCAACATAGTCTGCCAGCGTCGTATTGCTTACTGCTGCAGAACTAGCATCGGTATCTGTAATTTTTACGAATGCTCTAGCAGAGTCAAGTTTAAACTCACATCCCTGGACAACCGATCCATTCTTGAAGATATGGTCGCCGAATTTCCCAATCTGAGATTGTAGAAGTGTCTGGAGTTGCGTCAGTTCGCGTGCTTGAACCGCATATCCAGGTTTAAACAATACTCTGTTGAAATTTTTTGTATCATCGAAATCGTCATAATATGGAGATACATTTAAATTCAGTGCCATATTTTATATCTCTCTTAAAATTTTAGAATTGCTCTAATTTTCTCTACTTGGTCCTGCTGACGAACAATAAACTCTCTATTATCAATGTAGATAATTTCACCAGTTTTATTATCCAATTCAGGTTCTACAACACTATTTATTGTCAATCCAGTAAGCGATTGAGTAGTATTTTCAAGTTCGCTCGAAGATGTTATTTGCGGAATGATTGGAAGAAGGTAAATACTTTCAACTGTTCCATCTTCATTTGCGTCTACTTTTTGAACGACAATAAACTTACCACCACTATCTGTGGTAATAACGTCATCTAATTCATAACTTTCTGGATCATCAACATTGATAACATAACAACAAGTTCCAGTTGAATCTTGGAAGTTATTCGTTGTGTCAAAGATCAATGGATTCTTAACTACGCCGATCTGCCTGAAATCGTTATTCAAGAATAAGTCTGCGCTGTCATTGGTAAGATTAACTGAGAATCCGATGTTAGTCGCAAACAGTTCTTTTTGAGCATTGGCACCATGACCTGCCTTTGGTGAGATCGTCGCAATCAAAGAAGCACCAGAACCTTCTGCGCCATCTATTGTGATGTCAGCAAAAGTATAACCAGAACCCTGATTGGTAATTGTCACTGCAGTAATAGATCCATCATCGGCATCGATAGTCAAAACTGCTTCTGCGCCAGAACCGTCACCAGTAATAGCAACTGAGGCATCGCCTTCTACATAATCGATACCACCCGTAACGATTTCGATACGATCAATCGTTCCAGGAGTAGCAGCATTTTCAACATCTTCCTGTGCAGTTCCCGACTCGGTTGCCCCTAGTGTAACCGATGCCGCAGCGCCAGATCCGCCACCACCAGAGAATGTGATATACGCAAAACTATATCCTTCACCAGCATTTGTGACTGAGATACTGGTAACTTCCCCACCAGATACGGAAGCAGATGCAACTGCTCCAGTTCCATCGCCGTTGATGATTACCGTTGGTGCAGTTTCGTATGAAGATCCCGTAGAAGTGATCGTAATATCATCTATCTGACCATTAACATCAAACTCCGGATCACCTGACCCTGCAATTTTTCTTACTGGGATATAATCCGTAGTAAGGAATTTGGTTTTATCTGATGCTTCGACCTTGAACATAAACTTCCAGATATATCCGTCTGCAGTTTCAATCGCAGAGGTTGAAGTTCCTGTCGGTTTTGTCGTGCTCGCACTATCTCCGTTATTATAGATGCACTTATAGACATGATCATCGTCAGTAAGAACATAGAACAAAGAATCTTGTAGAGATAATGCGCCACTATACGAAGCGTAAGCATCCCCATTAGAATCAAGTTCCCCGTATTTGTCATCGTATTGATCATAGATTGTTCCGGATTCCCAATCAATTCTAGGAATCATAAGAACAGCATCACTTGACTGAATACGTTTTACGAACAGCATGTTTCTGTGAGATGTACTGTTATAACGCACGGAATCTACTGGTGTTTCAGGAGATTCCTCGTCATCCCACTCGGTTGTTCTGCCCACAAAGAAATAGAAGAAGTCGTTCTCGTTGTAAATGTCACGATACAGACTTCTTGCTATTTCTGTGCGACCTGCTGATCGTAGAAGAAGTGTCATGTTATATTACGAGATCGTTACCGTCCAAGTGATCGTCATGCTATCTGCCGAACCCTTGTTGATTACAGCAAATTCAGTGCGGCAAAGCATTGTTCCGCTGGTAAGAGCATTGAAGATACCTGCTTCTGTAACTGCACCAGTACCAGAACCTGCGCCAAAAGTTGCAACATATTCAATTGCGTTTGCAGTCACAGTTGTTGAGGTTAGAGCAACACGTGCACCAAGTGGTGTTTCAAGAGCAGTATCACCTGCTGCTGGGTTTGTTGTGCCCGAACCAACTCCCATGTGCGACATTGCACTGAAAGTTGTATCCTTCATACGTGAAGCGATATAAGCAAGACCTGTGTCAACAACAAGGTTAGGAACAGTTACTTCTTGCTTGACATTTCCGTTTTCGTCGCGAAGAACGATGTTTAGTTCGCCCTTAGTACCTTTTACGTTTTCGATTAGTTTCATTTGAGTTTACCTTCTTCTTAGTTAAAATAAGTTACTTGACCAACATAATCCGAACCGAAGTCGCCATCAACATAGTCCTGAGTATTGACAATACCATCTTCGGTGACTGTTACTGTTTCGAATAGACCTTTAAGTGTATTTATAAGCGATTGTTCAGTCGCTGCGATAGATTCTATCGTTGCAGTATCATTTGAAACAATAAGTAATTCTGTTGCACCAGCAGCGTCGGTTTTTACAAGATATGGAATTACTCCAATCGTATCAGTTGATGTTACCGATTCAGTTAGATATTTATAGATGTGATTGAATGAAGTTTCATCTGCATTTGCTTCGTCTGCGTTTCCTGCTTCTTCCCCGCTCGGTTTGGTCAACCCTGCTGCGGTGTATTCGTGTGTGATAACCGACTCAGCAAAAGTTCTATAATACTGAACACTTCTCGCGAATGATTCCGTCGCTGTGGCAGACTCTGTGATACCATTCTTCGCAAAGGTTACTGTAGTATTTTCTGATGATGTTGCAGCATCAGCAAGAACCTTGGCAAAATTAAATTCTGTAGTATCAGCAGAAACATAATTTTCGTCAAAGAAACCTTCCGCGTAAGGTTCTTGTAGATAAATTGCATCATCTAGAACCTTACTGAAATCAGTGATTGCATTTTCTGCAGTAATGGTATTCTCACTTACCTCACGAACGTACTGAACGACCCTGTCGAACAGATCAGTAGTTACTGTAGTATCATCTTCATTCTCATAGATACCAATGTCGAAGTCAAACGTGGTAGTTTCTGAAGTTGTTACAAGATCAGTTAGAACCTTATACACATGACTACTGCTGGATTCTGCTACAGTTGCAGTATCGCTAAGAACCTTGATAAACTCAACTTCGAAATAGAACTCGTCAACACGGGAAATACCACCAGATGTAGCAACTTCCTCAAGAACAAATTCGTAGATGTGTAGAGGTTGAATTGGTGTTGTAATGAATGGTGTAAATTCAACTGTCTGCTCGATTGTAAGTTCGCCGAAGATCGCAGTACCAGCAGGGTGTGTTGTTTTCTTAACAATATCCAACCATTTGTTAGAAGGAATATTGGAGCGAATAACATACGAGTAATTCTGATAGTAGTAATTATCTTGAAGTTTGTTAACATTCGAGACCATACCACGGGAGTCTTTGAATCTCCCTGTCTTGACGTTGACACCACCAGTAGTAAATGTTAGTGTTGCTGTGCAACCCAATGTCGATTCAATTGTGGCAGTAAATGTTTCTCGCTCAAAATCAAAACCAGTATCAAAGATGCTTACTGCTGTTGGGCAACCATCTGCGTCAACAGCATCAATTCTTACAGATGCTCTGTTATCTCTACCAACAAGTGTATATGGGTTCAGCGTAGTGTCGGTTTCATTATACTTGTTTAAAAAGTATTCTAGACTGTCAGGATCATAATCAATTGTGTATGATCCAACTGAACCAGTTTCATCGATGGAGAAAATATCACCTACGGTAAATCCGCATGGTGGAGTACCATCACAGGAAGTTACTTCGACTGTAGAAAGTTGGCGAACAATATAACCATAAGTTGTGGTTGTCGAATTCGCTGTTATCTGGATTTTAGTTCTAATCGCGTCGGTCGAGAATGTAACAGCAGGAGCAGTCGAGTAGTCTGCCCCACCATCTGTCACAACAATATAAGATATCTTGTGATCATCAGTTAATACTGCTCTAGCAGTCGCGCCAGTTCCAGAGTCAGAAGTAAATTGAACAGTTGGAGCAGCGTAGTAACCATTACCAGATTCAGTTACTGGTTCGTATAATCTATTTGTTCCAACTGCAGTTGCTGTCAGATCAACTGCAGTGCCATTAATGGCATTGTTGAGACTTGTTGCTAGTTTGATTGTTGATGAAGATACTGCAATAACATAATAGATGTTATAATCAGACAAACCAGGAACAACATGCCCTGTATGTTTGTGGTATACAACAATATCACCAGTAGAATAACCGTGAGAACTTATGGTGATTACATTTGTTGTTGTGTTTACATTTGATGTGGCGTTGAACGAGGTAAAACTTTCACCAACAACTGCCTTGACTTCGCCACCAGAAACTAGTGCGTTTGCAACAGCACCAGCACCTGGAACACGAATCTGAGAAGTCTTCGGTAGACTTGTTACGAGTTCGTAAACAGGAGGATATACATATGCAAACTTAGTTACATTGGTAATGTTTGTTTCAACGGTGCGTTCATAAGTTACTGAACCAACATTCTCGTAGTAGACAATGTTAACTGTCTTACCATTTAAATTGAATGGATTGGCAGTAATCGAGTTATCTACTGCCAATTTTAGAGTTACGTCTTCAATCCAAATACCATCCGACGCACGAAGAACATGTTCGGATGGATAGAAAATCTCAGTACTCTCGTTATAGAGAATTCTGAATAGCAACTCAATTGCCTTCTCAGATCCCTTTGCTTCATAAAACTGCTTGATGAATTTAATTAATCTTCTGTCATCGATATCAGCAGTTAATGGAAAATCTTGCGCATACTGGTTTTTGAATTTTGGAACAAATGTATCTAATGTTCTGTTAATATCAAAATTCTTCTCATAGTTGAGAAGGAAATTATTAACTTGATTGTCTTCGTCTAGAAACTCATAATACTTTTCTAGAAATGCAACGAAAACAGGATATTCATTACGAACAAAATCGGGAAGTTGATTAGCAATAAGATGACTTAGTGACTGCTTAAAACCATTATACTCGTTGTCAACATACACCATATTTGCAGTTGCTGCTGCGCCAGATCCACCACCGCCCGAAAATGTTATTGATGGAGGTGAAAGATAATCATTACCAGCAAATGTTACTGTTATCGCAGTTACTTTTCCACCGGAAACTGCAGCAGTCGCAGTCGCATTACCACCAACCGCAACAGTTGGTGCAGTTGCATAACCAGAACCACCGTCCGTTACTGTTATACTAGCAACTTTTTTGTAATATGATGTAGTTTCGGTCATCTATTATTCTTGCGAGTTAGCAACTGCCGAAACCGACAGTCCTGTTTGAATATTTGCGACTGAATCAGCAGCACTACTATCTAGAGTTAATACAGTATTTCTTGCAGCATATGGGAATACTGCAGCAGTGGAAGAATCTGTAGCGGTCGTTAAATTTGTTGTCAAGATATTTGGTGAATCACCAAACGGTTCAACATAGATTCTTAAATCAGATTGACCACCACTGAGTGAGTCTATTGTTAGATTAGATATAGTGACTACACCTGTGGTATAATCAACTGACCCTGCATTTGTAATTAAGATTGCATCATCAGAAACACGTTTAATCACAAGAGTTCCAATATCACCCGCAGTATTATTATGTTGATCAGTTAGATACACCTCGTACTCTTGACCACTAATAGTTGTCGTGAAGTATGTACTGTAGAGTGTTTCGACTTCCAGTGGACCATTGAAACGTATATCATATGCATCAGAGATTCCGGTGATGACAGGAATTCTTTTATGCATTTGAACCTGCATACTTGCAGAGAATATAGATTGGGTTGTTCCAACGATAGAAGCAAGAAGTTTTGAATAGTAAAAATTCTTTTGTAGTTTGTTTACGTTATTTGTGAAGAAATTTTCAATCACAGTTCTTACTTCAGATTCAATACGTGAAGAAGTCAAAGAGGTAATATTTTTGTTATAATTTACTGATACATTTAGCGCAATGTATGTTTCAATCGGAGTAACAAACTCAGGTTGAATGGAAACAACGCTTCTTGGTCGAATGATGTCTCTGGCGATAATATCTTGGTCTGCTTGTGTGATAATTGAACCTGGAAGTGGTTGGATTGATATGTAGACCTTGCCGTATATCGGAGGATTATTTTCTTCTCCGCCCCAAACAGCAATAGAATTGATGTTACTGAATCTAGATCTAATCAAAGTTTCGTAATCAGTAGAGGTAACAACACGATTCTTGGTTGAATTGAATTTGGGAGCATTATAACGAATGCTATCAATACTCTCTTTTTCTTGCCCACCTGCTGCAGCAGATTCCAAGTAAACGATTTTCGTTTCGCCAGATGCAGTAAAGGTTTTTGATGCGGCGAAATTAGGAATAGAGTTTGCTGCAGAACCACTACTTACAATGTAGTCAATACTTACAATGTTACCAACATCTAACTGTTTACCAATAATGTCATCACCAAATCTTATTTCATATAATCCGGATGGACCTTCCTCGACAAAAAATGCTCTAGTTGTTGCGTCAACAGACATAATGTCATCGTAGAAATTCCATGTAGTAATTGTAGCAACAGCAGATGATTGTTGCACTCTTACGCGAATTGTGGTTGTATCAATATTCTGGTTAGGTAAAACAAAGGGACCAGATCTATTAGATTGATCAACAACAAAACTGTTTGTTACTCGTTTTCCTTCGATCAGTTCCATCGGGAAACTAAATCCCGTGCTTCCTGTTTCTAGAGAAACAAGACCAGAAACATAATCTTCTTTTGGATAAAATGTATACGTGTTTTTGGCAGTTTTTGCAACAAATTGCGTATCTCGAGTCACAGTTAAACTTGTTTGTGTGTATGAAACAGGAGGATCAATTTGCAGTATAATATTTGCTCGCGCAGATTTTCTAGACGTTGGAGTATATCCTAACGTTTTAGCAATTGATGCCACAGAGTTTCTCTTGACTGCACTATCAATAAACATTTCGTTTGATTGTAAATGTGCGAGAGTTGCATTGTAATGCGTATTATATGCAAGAATATCAAGAAGAATAGAAAGACCAGCACCATCAAAATTATAATCCTGAAACTCTTCTTGTGATTGCAAGAAGGTTTTAAGATTTTGCTTGATTGTTGCAAAGTCTAATTCAGTTACATTGAGTTGCGTCATCTTATCTACTTCTTCTTAGAACTGTTGAAAATGAAACGGGATCTGAAACACCCACAACATAAAAATAAATTGAAACTTTGAATGCATTTTGATCAAAAAGAGGAACAACATCTATCTGTTGCGATCTCACTCTTGGTTCATACTTATTAATTAAAAGTTCAATTCTCAATTTCAAAGAATTCGCAGTAATCATATCAATATTCTCAAACATCATACCATAGATCGGAGAACCCAGTTTTGGTTGAAACGGTCTTTCGTAGAAGTTTGTGAGTATTAGGACTTTCAGAGACTGTTTGACAGCATTGACATCATACTTCTTCGCAACATCACCCGTAATTGGATGTGCTGCGAAGGATAAATCCAAGTCCGAATATATTCTGTTTACTGCCTTTGTAGTCATACCTTTATTTATATGCCTTTACCATGGAACAAACTGTTTCCAGTTGGGACTCAATAATTTCATACCACCATTGGTTTGTAATCCAGTAGCATGCATATTTCTTTGCTCACCGTTATAGTAGCAATAACCAATATGCAACCAAGCAGTGGATCTGTTTCGAGTTTCCAGAAGGATTTGGTCATGCTTGAACCGCTCGGCAACATATCGAGCAATCTCTAGCATCTTTTTCCTATTCGTAGCATAATTCGGCCACTGAAGATCGACAGCAGCGTAAGCATGCGCAGATGTTGTATGGCGATATCCAGAGTTGATCACAAAACCTGGAAATACTTCTCTCAGAGGTTCTAGAATGTTCAATGCAATACATCTATAATTCTGAACAATATCCCACGTACCAAACCAAGTCTTACCCCCTCTGGTATATGGTCTAATTTGACCAACGTTATAGTTCTCAACTCGACATTGTGTAAAGTCTTTCAAGATATAATTATCAGATAGACGAATATCAGGTGTCAGTCTACCTGATCTTGCGAGCGCAGGCATTGGTTTCTTGGTTTTGTAGTAGACATTACATCCGAACTGTGCCTTACCTACGCCCTGTCCTGCAATATCACCAGTACCAGATACGTCACCGGAATCTCCTGCTGCAGTTCCTGGATCGTTTGATGTTCCATCACCAGACAATCCATTGTTACAATCCGCATTTGGATTATCAAGATCTTCTGGTGAATCAGCAGGTGTATCGTTGAATGTATCATCTGCACCACCGGAACCGCCACCAACACCAGCGCTACCACCACCAACAACTTGTGGTTTACCAGCAACAGAACGACTGACTGGTTTCTCTACTGTTTTTACAGTTGAAATCGGTGCAGGTTCTGCGCAAACTGCTTCCGATGCAGAAGCAGGAGCAGTAACTGTAGCAGACGTTGGTCCGGATATCGGAAGGTCGTGGGTACTTCCGCCATTAGTACCAGTATCAGTTCCAGTTGCTCGTAGATTTGTGCTACCAGCATTAAGTGTTGTGACATTCGCAGTTGTAACATCAATTGTTGTAGTATCAATTGGCGAAGAAGTAACAAGTGGTGCTTTCAGACTGATATTACCTGTGCCTTCCACGTTAACAGCGGCACCAGATTTAATTTCAGTTGCAGCACCAGATTTTGCCTTGATTGCAGCATCTGTGCACATATTCATATCGCCAGTTGAATGACTGAAGAATGAACCTGCCGTTTTAATATGGGTGTCTGCCTTAGATGTAACATTGACTCCAGATTCAGAAGTAAGATTGAATTTACCAACAGTATCTGTTGTGAAGTTACCCTTGGCATCAATATCAATATCACCAACATTCTCAAGAGACATTATTCCACCGTTTCTGGCATAGATACCTTCACCAACAGATAGAGATAATCTTCCTGCAATATTCACATCAACATCATTATGAATATCCATTGAGACTTTACCGTGCATGGTAAGGTTCGTGTCGCTCATAATGATTACATTGCAGTTTCCTGCAACATGAACATTCGCAATACCTTCAATTAGAATATAACCATTCTTATCAAAGATGGTGTAACCATCACCGACAATCTTAGTGACCTTTGTTCCATCTGGACCGATTTCGTCAAAGGTTCCTGATCTGTGCGCCCAGTTTAGACGTTCTGCACCAGGAGAATCATCAATTTCAATCGCATGCCCTGCTTCAGAACCAAAGACCTTATTGAATGGATATCTGGCAGCATACGGTGATTCTGGTTGCGCCCAAGTTGCACCATTTCTTCCTGCAGTTTGAACCTCACGTTTTCTTGTCGCATTTCTTGCAGCAGGTGAGGCACCAGCACTCAATGATTCTCTATCACCCGCAGGAACCTTTGGATTTGGAGATACGTGCGCAGAGTTTACACCAGTCGCCAGTGGATTTGTATCTGGTTTATTTACTGATGTTTTTAGCGGATAAGTCTTATTTGGGTCTTTAAACCCTTTACTATCATCCTGCTGATCAGCAGGTAGTGCATCCGTATTTAATGGAGCATTGTTAGCACGATACGTTTCCAGGGAGTTTGCAGTATTTACGGTTTCATCATTTGCTGCGACAGGAACCTCTGACTTCGGAGGATCCGTAATGTCTTTCTCAGGTGTTTTTGTCTCTAAGATAACTTTCTCAGAAGTGG